AAATGGAATCCAGCTTGCAGAAGCACTTGGGTTACCAAAGAGCGAGCTATTCCCGGCAGGTAACGAGTACACCCGCCCGGTAGTGTCTAAAAAGATGGAGCAGCAAGCCTTTGAGGACAAGATTGTCTTAGATATAGCCAACACCACAGAGAGGCTAACTTTATCTGATAAGCGGCGTATACGGCTGGCTAAGGCAAGGCTAGAAGGCATTCAGAAGTTAAAAAGCATACAATAAGAAACAGAAGTAGTTGCATCAATCATGCAAACTGATATTATGGTTAGATCCAGAAAGGGGGAACTTATGGATTTAGATCAATATTTTATTTTATCGTGTTGGGTTATCGCTGTTACAGGGTTTTTTATGGCAGCAGATTTTATTGGGGTAAAGCTGTTCGAGGGGAATGAAGATGTGTGACTACACGCACTGCCCTGGATGCGGGCGACCTTTAGCAGATATTGGGTGGTGTCGCCAATGCGGTGACATCGGAGACCTTGACGAATACAAGGATGACCAGCTCGACAGAGCACCTTTCAATCCAATGCCTCCCATAGGTCCGTTTGTAGACATGCAAAAAGATGTCGATGCATTTATGGACCTCAGTATCTTCAGGCCAATTAATGGAGAGAAAAAGTGAAGGGCGGTATTTCAGAGGGGGAGGTCATGAAGATTATTGGCCTCCGCGAGAAAGGATTGTACTTTAAAAAAATATCCGAATTGACAGGATATACGGCAAAGAAAGTCGAGTACATCGTCAGCGTTCACCAAGACGCTTATGGCAGGGCATTCAATTTCCCAGAAATCATTCACGCGCCTAGATTTGGAGCTAAATAAAGATTATGACAATGATCAATAAAACAAAAGCACTTCAAGTTGTTGATTACATTAAGAAATACCCAGACGCAAGCATACAGAACGTGGCCTCTGAGATAGGGACGTCTACTTCGTATGTGCTACGGGTACAGAAGGCGGTCAACAAGGCATCAGGCTCTACGGTATCTGATGGTAGTTCAGCTGATTACTATGACGTACCAAAGAGCTGTAAACAGTTGCAAGATCTGATATCGCATAAAGATATGAATGCTCAAATGGGCGAGATATTTAGGTCATGCTACAGGTACGGCCAGGTGGCTCACAGTAAGAAGCTGCGTGATGCAAAGAAGATAAAGTTCTACGCAGAGGCTGAAATCAAGCGCCTGGAGGCGTTAGACAATGTTTACTGACCTAGAGGCAGCGTTTGAAGAAATGGAGTTCTTAGTCAAGGAGACCAGCAGAACACACCGAATTGTCACGAGGGCTAGCTCACCAGGCTACCTCGTTACTGACGGTCTAGTAAGCTGCAACAGAATCGTGGCGGAGCTTAACTGTCGCAACTGCGTAGGCGAGAAGGAAATCAACTCAAAACGTAGTAAATCGGTCTCCTTTTCTAGGACTAAAAACAAATCAGGTTTCAGGCGCGCAAGGAAAGTGTTATAAGTGCCTGACTCATTCATCACTTTGGACGCTCACATGGCACAAGGTTCAGGAAGGCCCACTAAGTACAGTGAGGCCATTCAAAAGAAGGCAGACGACTATCTAACAAGCCACGACTCGCTGGTCCCAACAGCAGCCGGGCTGGCTATCCATCTCGGTGTAACAAAGAAAACGCTCTATAATTGGGCCGACACAACTGTACAATTTTTACACACGTTACACTCATTAAACGATAGACAAGAGTCGTTATTGGTCAATGGCGGGCTAGGTGGAGAGTTCAATGCAACGATCTCTAAGCTGATGCTGGCTAACCACGGTTACCGTGAAAAAACAGAGCAGGATGTCATATCAAGCAATGGCTCAATGACGCCGTCAAAGATCGAAAGGATCATTATTCAAGCAGACCAGAATGTCCACGATTCAGTTTAGGACCGCTGAAGTATTCACGCCGTTACTCGGTCACTCTAGGTATAAAGGTGTCTGGGGCGGACGCGGATCAGGCAAGTCTCACTTCTTCGCAGAACTGCTAATTGAAGATTCGATAATGATTCCTGGTATGAGAGCTGCCTGCATACGAGAGGTGCAGAAGTCTCTCAAGCAATCATCAAAGCGTTTAATCGAGGATAAGCTCAAGGCTTATAACTTAGGCGAGAGGGCTGGGTTCAAGGTATTCCGCGAGGTTATAGAGACGCCTGGAGACGGCGTGATTATCTTTACTGGTATGCAAGACCACACAGCAGACTCGATTAAGTCCCTAGAGGGCTTTGATAGAGCTTGGATCGAGGAGGCGCAATCAATCTCGCACAGGTCACTAGAGCTGCTTACGCCAACCATGCGTAAAGAAGGCTCCGAAATATGGGCATCATGGAACCCTAACCGGCCAACTGATGCGATAGATCAAATGCTAAGGGGTGACAACAAACCAACAGGGTCAGCAATCGTTAACGCGAACTGGAAGCACAACCCCTGGATTAGCCAGGTGCTGCTGCAAGAGAAAGATGATTGCTTACGCATAACACCGGACAGGTACTCTCATGTATGGGAAGGTGAATACGCAACAGTACTAGAGGGTGCTTACTACGCCAAACACCTCTCTGAGGCGTCCCTAGAGGGCCGTATAGGGTTCTTTGGCAAAGATCCACTAGTCAAGACGCATGCGGTGTGGGATATAGGCGGCACAAGCAAGAAATCAGACGCGACAGCAATCTGGATCGTTCAGTATATTGGCGAAGAGATCAGGCTAATTGATTACTACGAGGCAGTCGGCCAGCCGTTTGAGTCGCACGTTCACTGGTTACGCAAGCGTGGCTATGAAGATGCGTTGATGGTCCTACCGCACGATGGCAGAAAGCACGACATGGTCTATAAGGTGACGCCTGAAGGATTCCTGCACGATGCTGGGTTCACGGTGCAGTCAATACCAAACCAGGGAGCAGGCGCTGTCCTACAAAGGATTGAAGCAGCCAGAAGAATGTTCTCAAGCTGCCGGTTCCATGATGAGAACACCAAGGGAGGCCGAGAGGCGCTTGGCTGGTATCACGAGAAAAGAGACGAGGCACGAGGGCTTGGGCTTGGACCAGAGCACGATTGGGCATCTCACGGTGCAGATGCGTTTGGCCTAGTTGCTATCTATCGCCAAGGCTTGAATCAGAAGGACACCTGGAGCACTCCGATAAAGAGAAACCTTGCAGGGGTAGCTTAAGTCTGAATTGCTGTTAAAATGTCTAGGTGATCACGCACTTAGGATAGGTAATGGCAAAAAAGCAAGGCATTCTTGATGCCCTGACAGATTATTACGAAGGGTTCACATCAATCCCGTCTGCTGTATCCGATTACGTCTCATCAACTAATCCTGACAAAGCGTTATCTGACGCAAAGAAATACGCTAGTAACTCAGCCGATGCTTTAGCAAATCAGTTTAAAGAAGATCCGTTTAACATACTGCTGGATATGGCCCCAGTTGTAGGAGAGGTTCGCGCATTTTTAGACGCTGAAGATTTGCGAGGGATGGCTAATCAAACAGAAGCGTCAGGTGATATACAAAAAGCTGACAGCTTAAGACGCGAAGCATCAATGACGATGGCTGGCGCGATTCCATTATTAGGAATGGTGGCTCGTGCAGGCAAGAAGATTGGGACTGCGGGCAGACAAATGACCAATGACGGCAAGCCAATTATGCGGTCACAGCGTATCCCAGAGGAATCTATTGCTGTCCCAGACCAAGATATGATGCTTGCCAAGCGATTGATTGATGGCGGATTCCTGACTTTAGAATCAGCTACTAAGCCTGTGCAGGTAAAGAAAGCGATTAATAAATATCGCAAAAATATGAAGGAAAGTAGTGCATTTGCAGACCGTGAGATGCGAGCGGCTGAAAATGACTATCAGACGATTTTCACGCCAACAGATATCGGTGAGCGCACAATCATCAACCCAGAAACATTGCTTGGCAAGGTTGCCGTTCCGATTCAGGGTGACCTATCTAACCTCGGAATACTTGATCGTATCGGTGGCCTCGATGTAGGCACACAGGTACAGGCAGGTAACAAGTACAGCCAACAGGGTCAGGGGTCTGGTTTTGGTTGGCAGTCAATGCTCGATACCGCTCAGACAGTACAGAACAAGGTTCGGTCAGTCGCTGAGGCAACTGATCAGGCTCCAATCGGCGTATACACCACGATGGGTTTACCTGCGACAAACTTTAGCACTGCTATTGCGGAGCCGATGATGAAGCAAGTGTTAGCGTCCACAAAACTGACCAAAGCAGACAAGCAAGTTTTTGATAAAGAGTTACAATCAAAGACCGTCATAAAAAAGAAAAAGGACGGGACGAAAGTGACAACTTATCCATTCGCAGACTGGGTTGGCCTTGATCATCCAGACGCAATGAATCAGTTAATGGGCAGGGGTAAGTACGAAAATATCGGCAAAAAAAGAACTCTGTTTACTGAGGTCATGGGCAAAGATGAGTATAGGAAGAAAGGCTTCCCTGTATACCAAGAGTTGTTAGATGCTACGCAAGATCCAGACACCCTAAGTGCGCCAATGAAAGGCTCTGGTCTATCAATGTATCAAACGCAAATAGGCGACGCTGTGTTTGATCCAACAACACACATGAGCTATTCAGGGAAGATGCCTGGTGATTATATTGGAGGCTTAGGTGGGTCGATCCCGTTTGAAATTATGTTTCCTGATGCATTTGCAGAACAGATGAAGCGAAAGAATAAATCAGGAAATCCATTTACGCCGCCTCAAGCAATCGACGCTGTTATGAAAAAGCCAGAGGGCTACCAACTTTATGATGAGCGCACGGTGCAAGGTATTATAGATTACATCGGCAAGGTAGGGCTGAAGTAATGGCGAACCCATACGAGAACTACAACCTGCTTGATTACCTGTCAGATATGCCAATATCTGATATTCCAAACTTTTTAACTAGTGGTCACATTGGCTATTACGAAAACGCTCCACAAATGATTGAGCAGCTGCGTCCAGAGCTTGCAGGGCCAAGAGTAGACCGCAACCTTCAAGACATGATATTGAACTACATTGGCGGCTACGATATGGTGGCCCGTGGTATGGACCCTGAGAGAGCGGTACAAGGCGCACGAGCTTACCAGGCAAAGGACTACTTTCTTGATGGCAGAAAAAAAGATGCTATCGGTGATTTTGAAGAGAATGCAGCAGGAGCCAGGGCGTTTAACACTCAACAGGGCAGGCTCCCAGACGAGGCACTAATTGACCTCGCAGCACGGTTCGCTCGTGATAGGATGGCGCAAAGCCAGAGGATTAAATAATGGCACTATCTAATTATGGCGAGCTTAAAACAGGTATCGCTAACTTCCTCAACCGGGATGATTTAACATCAATCATTCCTACATTCATTGCGCTGACAGAGGCTCAAATTGCTCGTGACCTGCGTCACTGGAGGCAAGAGGTCCGTGTAAGTACAACTGTAGACGAACGGTTTGAGAACCTGCCTACAGATTGGCTTGAAGGCGTTCACCTGTCATTAGCTGATGGCTCTACAGTAGAGTACGGCTCAGTAGCTGAGATTAGCCGCCAGAAGCTGTTAAGTAACAACACAGCTGGGCAGCCACGCTTGTATACCCTGAACTCAGGGCAGATAGAATTCTTTCCGGCTCCAGACGAGAGCTACACGTTAACTATGATCTATTACGCCCGTATCCCTACAATGAGCGGTGACACTGATGCAAACTGGCTAATGACCTCGTACCCTGACGTCTACCTGTACGGCTCTCTATTGCAATCAGCACCGTACTTAGGCGAGGATGAGAGAATGGTTGTCTGGGCGCAATTATACAGTGCTGCCGTAAAGAACCTTGGTGACGACTCTAAACGAGCCAGGTCATCTGGTGGTCCACTAATAATGAGGAACGCATAATGACGGAATGGTCTCCCGGTTCAGCGCCGACTACTTCATGGAGCGTAAACGCAGGGATGGACCCATCCGACCCTGGTGTTGCTGATAACCTAGCTAGCCTAGCAGAGCGAGCAGAGACAGCTGCCACAAACGCTGAGACAGCCGAAACGAACGCAGAAACTGCTGAGACAAGTGCTGAGACAGCCAAGACAGCAGCCGAGACAGCAAAAGCAGCAGCTGAGACAGCTGAGACTAATGCTGAGACCGCAGAGACGAACGCTGAGACGGCTGAAACCAATGCAAGCACCTCAGCTAGTGCAGCGGCATCAAGCGCGTCAGCAGCGAGCACCAGTGCGTCCACAGCAACTACAAAGGCCAGTGAGGCCAGCTCATCAGCATCAGCTGCATCGACTAGTGAGACCAATGCAAGTAATTCGGCAAGCGCAGCCTCTACAAGCGCTACGAATGCGTCTAGTTCAGCATCAAGTGCTAGTACATCAGCAACAGCAGCTGCGGCATCTTACGATAGCTTTGATGATAGGTATCTAGGGGCAAAGACATCAGACCCTGGTGCAGATAATGACGGTAACGCTCTCATTACTGGCGCACTGTTCTTTAATTCAAGCACAGGCGTCATGCAGGTCTACAACGGTAGCCAATGGGTAGCCGCAGCGTCATCTATTGAGGGTATCAAGTCAGACTTCACATACACGGCCACAGCGAACCAGACAGTGTTCTCTGGTGCTGATGCTAATAGCAGTAGCCTAGTAATTGACCAGGCCGGTCTAACAAGCGCATTCCTGAATGGTGTACGCCTGGTTCAAGGCACTGACTACTCTGTAAACGTAGGCGCAAATAGCATTACGCTGACAGCTGGAGCAGCTCTTAACGACACACTAGAGGTAGAGGTATTCGGCAACTTTGAAGGCCAGAGTGGCGCAAGTGTTGCTATTACTGGCGGTAGTATCGCTGGCTTAACTGCACTAGGCGTGTCAGGCAATATCACAGTAACCGGCACTGTAGATGGCAGAGATGTCGCTACGGATGGGACTAAGCTAGATGGCATTGAGGCAGCTGCTACAGCCGACCAGACAGCCGCTGAGATAAGAACCCTTGTAGATAACGCTACAGACAGCAACGTGTTCACAGATGATGACCACACTAAGCTGAATGGTATTGAGGCAAGTGCCACTGCTGATCAAAGTGCGGCAGAGATACTGACCGCCTTACTTACTGTAGACGGCACTGGTACAACCTTAGATGCAGACCTCCTTGATGGACAGCACGGTTCGTACTACACAGGCTACACAGATACCGCTATCACAAACCTAGTTGACTCTGCCCCCGGTGCTTTAAACACGCTTAATGAGCTTGCGGCGGCACTTGGCGATGATGTTAATTTCAGTACCACAGTGACTAACTCTATTGCCACTAAGCTACCTC